CGTTCCGCGACTTACTTGCGTCCCACCCAAGAGTGGGATGAACGTCAGGTCTTATTATAGACCTCATACATTATATATGTCAAGATTCCCTTACCATATTCCAATTCAGAACCTCCTTGAGTCCACCGATATGTTTAATCCCAATGGCTATCTGTGGATATTGAGCGTTACCAAACTCACTGTAGAACTGATTATCAGTAAAGTCCTTATCCAGATAGTATGTCTGATAAGATACATCAATAGATTCCAAGAAAGATTCTACTCTCTCACACTCTTGACTCTTGTTGCTGTAAATTACTGCCTGTTTCATTGGTCTCCTATATATTGAATAATATTGGTTTAGTATGAACTTATTGAATAATTACACTATATTTACCGAGGATAATATTCAGAAGATTTTTGAGTTATCTCCTTCAAGAGAATGTTCACATTACACAATAGGTGAACTTAGGTATGGAATAATTAAAAACTTTTACAAAGATCCTGTAGCTGTCAAAGAGTTCTGGGAAAACATACCTCTATTTGCTTCCAAGGTATCAAACTCTCCTGGGATACAATCATACTTTCCCTCAACAGGTCTCAGTTTACTTAAAAATATATTTGAGTATCTATATTCAGTTTTAGAATCAGCAGACTTTCCTCGTTGCATGAATCCCAACAAAACTACTCCAGAAGTTTGGAATACTTACTGTAATTACTACTGGAAGTCAATGAATGGATCCAAATCTTCAGCTCAACCACACTATGACGATTTTAATTTAGGTTTTAATGTTTGGTTGAGTGAGGATATCCCTGGAGGAACTGACTTCTTCACATACAAATACAAAGATTACAAACCAGTTAAGTATATTGCAGACTTCAACGATCAAGCAAAAACCCAACAGGTTTTTTCAGATTTCTACAATAATGTTGATAACAACTATGATGATGATGAGAAAAAATATGAATCAATAAAAAAAGAATCTTCCGTATGGGATCCAGAGAATGATATCAACCCATCATGGGAAAAGTGGCATACAATTGATGCAGAATATAACAGTTGTACCTTCTATCCAGGTATCTTTTTCCACAGACCATCCGTCAACCCAAAAGATTACAGTGAAGACTTCCTAAGACATTCTCAGGTATTTTGTTACAATTGGGGTGATATAAAGGAGTTTCAAAATCAATACAAACATTATGCAAGATCTTCAATGTCTTCATAATGTTCTTTCTAATCTAGTTTCTGCTTGATCTGGGAAGTCCCTAGGACGACTATCAGTAGCATTATCAGTTCTAGGTGAACCTTCGTTCTTCTTCATAGTATGTTGATAGTTGGGTCGAGGATATCTAATACAGAATGGATCAGGCATCCAATAGGTTACCTGCCATTCTTGGTCAGGACATAACTCAAGATGCTTCTCTACGCTATGTGAGAAACTACCCAGTTGAATGTAACCATCGTGACTGACACATCTATCATTCCCAATATCGACCAGGAACATCATCTTGCTACTCAATCTCGTTGCCTCCAATCATCAGGTTTGTCCCTTTGAAACCAGTCTTTGATATCATCAGCACTATCAAACCCCGTTTTATGATTGGATGGATCGGGGTCTCCTAAACCCATCCTATTCATAAAATCATCAATACTGCCCTCCTCAATCTCTTGAGCGGCTTGTCGTCGTGCTTTCTGTAACCAATCTCTGGCAAGTGTATGAGATTTAGCTAGTTTCTCTGCCCAGATCATGTCATCTAGTTTTACCTCTTCACCATTAGCAATACACTTACAGATGAACTCTAGTCTAAGCCGATACTTGGTGGAAAACATATGTCTCTTTCGATGTTTTATTTATTTTTGTGTTTCTTTTTTAAGTTTGAAGTATAATTTGTAGTATCTTTTCTTCATCTCATTGAGAACCTCCATGTCTTCATAGAAACCCATGTACTTAAGGTGTTGAGAACTACCTTCTAACTCACTAATTAACATCAAGACATTGGTCTGTTCAATAGGTCTACCACCAGGTTGACATTTCACCCATTGGTCAGAAACCACCTTCACTAGCCTCTTCAATCATCTTGGAGACTACATTTTCTGTGCCATCTATAGTTTTGACAGCAAACAGACCAGATCTTTGATACTTCTTGATCTTTTTATACTTTTTAAGAAGAGCTTGAACCTCGTCAGGATCCATATCTAGACCCTCAAAGTTTATGTCAAATCCTTTCATTTCTTTTTCTTTTCATCTTTAACTTTCTTAGAGTTGCTCCAGTTTCTAGGATTGACTTGCCCACCTGTTTGACTGAACCTTATAAGATCATTTCTATAATGATCCCAGTAGTGGTCAAAGATATCCACTACTTTTTTGCAGTTTACAATATCATAACGAATAGTCCCGTCCAGTTTATACTCTACAAGGTAGGTAGTATATGGAAGGGACTTATCATTAGCTAATTCAACATCACAATCCTCGTGGAGAATATCAATCTTGTCACTTTTCTCATTCTTTTCAGTCAACTTCTATCCCCCCAACGAATGTCTGGAAACGCTTTCTCTACTGCTTGCTTAGAAATCTTATACTTACTATTCAATCCCCCATCTTTAACTAGACACACTAGATCAGCCTCATCAGGATGAAGACCTTCTAACATTTGGATAAACATGGTCTCTCTACGGGTCTTAGAGAGGGAGTCATTACCACCTTTAACAAAGTGGTACATGTTCCTCCATTCCTTCCTCAGAGAGGTGTGATCAGTCCCTACAGGGACTTCATTACGTTCGTAAGGTACATTACCTTCAGGAAGTAACGAGATAACACTGTCATCAAAGTTCCAAATTAAGACTGCAGTCAGAGCATCTGTTCTATATTCCTTAAGGATACCTACCTTCTTATCAATGGTTCTTTGTTTGGAAACAAGTTCCAAAATTTCATGAATAAAAGGATTAGGTGGAAGTTTCTTCGTGACCGTTACTGCTTTCTTTTTCGTTGATGTTGCCATTGTAATTAGTTTTCCATTCAGTATAAGTTATTTAATCTGACCAGTCAAGGTCATTCTTCATCTTGTTGAAAGTCCTCTAGTCCGTTCTCAAATCGAACAGCTAGCACTTCATCAGGAATAATCTGTCCGTTTTCATCAAACATTTCTGGATGCATTGGTATGTAGGTTGAATTTCTTTCAATTACATACTCTTTGACCAGGTATCCAATCACTCCTCCTATTAAAAGGAACATGAATGAAATGATCGTTGATAGTGTTAGAGTTACTGCTAACATTGTATGCTCCTAATTACTTTTTCCTAATGTCCAGGTAAAAGTTAAAGTGGAATACAACCTCTCTCCTTAAGAAAGAAACCATATTTCCAAACTTAATCTGGAAAGTCTTGGGCTTATCGGGTTTCCTCCTATTTCTTAGTAGTAATTCTACACCCCTATTGACAGGGAGAGAATCACTTTCACGCTTATTTAGAGAAGTTTCTTCTCTTTCTGGATTGTCTTTCTGATCCATATTTTCTGGCATCATCTAGTATCCCCTGCAGATAATTTCTAATTTTCCTTGCTTCTGGTTTACCCAAGTGTCCATAACCTTCTCTCAATTGCCTATGTTCTTCATCAGACCCACCAACAATATAGTCATCAAGATCATGAATAATATCGTTTATCTCTTTAGTTGTAGAGCTATTAAGAAACTCTTGCACATCTGTTTTCTTTGCTTTCCCACTCCTTAGATATTCATACATGTTTAGGAAGAACTTATGATCAAAAGCCCAGTCAATTGTTTTTTCGACCTCTTGATAAATCTCCCAATCTTCCATTAAACTAACTTTTGTTCCCGTAAGTATTGTACGGTCTCCACACACCCACCAATAAGTTTTTTATCGTCGTTTTCGTTGACGAGAATAACTTTAGGATAAGTAGACTTAGGTCCGAAGTTCTTTAAGAACTCTTCCCTAGTGAAGTCCTTGTTAACTTTATATATCACATGCTTAACTTCTGCTAACTGTAATACTTGTTGAACTTTTAAACAGGAAGAACATCCTTCCTTTGAAAATACCAGAAATGTCATAACTTACCACCCACTGTACCGCTATTTACAACACGGACACTACCCTCTGGCCATCCCTCTTGTTCACACTTAAGGTGCCAACGAGTCATATCAACTACTCCATCTCTAGTCCCCCCTGTCAACATTAGACGGCCCTCTTTTGTCATGGTTGAATAGAGATCGAACCTAGTGTTCCAAACGTAGAAACACTCATCAATTAATTCAGACCCTGCAGGGATATCTGGAAGTGTTTCAGGTGTCGTCATTGTCTGCATTTTGTTCCTCGATTGTTTGTTTGTAATCAATATTATATCTGTATGCCTTCTCACCAGTAGAAGTGAATATAGATTGATGTGTCAATTTACCATTAAGGATTTTCACTACATTATCAAGTTGTAGCTCCATGATTGTTTTCTTTTCCTGGGTTGTCATCTTTTGTGATGGACTCGGATTGTTGAAGTCTTTCATGATTAGTAACTAGGTCAGGGTTTGGTTGTGGTTCGGTGGATTCACGTAAATGATGAGGTTTGTGTTCCCTATCCATGGGTTGAGACTTGGTATTATCATCCCTAGATAGATTTTTAACTATAATGAAGGCATCCTTATTATATTTACGATCCCCATATTGGGCTGCCCACTTTTTGTTGTACTCTTCACCTTGGTAGATACCAGATACCTGTGTACCACCAATCTCAACAACGATATTGTCCTGTTGATCCCAACCAAGAGTATTCATTGTCTCAGCAATCTGTGATGCGAGCATAAAAAAAGGAGTATTGAACTCCCCTCAATATAACTGAGTTATATTAGAGTGTCAAGACCCTTTTTCAAAAAGATTTTCTAATCTTTCCTTTTGTTCTGCAAATTGTTTGTTATTCATTTTTGAGACATCAACGTACATCACTTGTTCTCCTACTTCAGGTGCCTCAGGATGCTTTGGTTGTGGAGGAGTCCTCATCTCTATGTTAATAGATTGAATGTTACTCCACATCATGGCAAAGGCAGCACCACCAATGGCGGCGAAACATACAAAATAAAAGAAGACTTCGAAGTTATTCATTATAAGTAAAGTGTTTTTGGATAACTTCAATACGCTCTTCTTCGTGAGCAATAATATCTAATTGTTCCTGAATAGCAGCAAGCACATCAGGGTGCTCACCAATACCAACAGGATTCTCTAGATAAACTTCAATGTTTGCTTTTGCTTTGGCAATGTTACCATCAGCATCAGCATGAAGTGCTTCTAGAATTTTAAAACGGAGAGTAACAGACATAGTAATTTAAGAGTTAGTTTGTAGTGATGTCATTGTATCATGAAGTTCTCCAATATCAAGGAGACCTTCGACACTGAACCAGGGGGCATTTACCCAACTGAATCCTTCACCCATAGTGCTATCGGGTGCTGTGATGTACCAATGACATGCTGTGTCAGGTACGTCTACAGCACACTTAGACCAATCATCACTCCACTGTGGGACTTGCACCCACATTAGAGCGGCAAACATAATACTGAAGAGTGATTTAATCATTTGTAAGTCTCCGTTTTATGAGGTAATCTAGTGAGAAATTACCCCCACCATTTAGAACGATACATGCTGCACCTCCCCAGTAAAGAACTAGGAGTTCTAATAGGTATATATTAAATCCAGATGTAACTAGAGCATGATAAATTGCGAATGATATTGTACCTAGGATTGCCAAGGCACCCAGACGAGTGCCGAGTCCAAAGATAACCAACCAACTCCCCACAATCTCAGAGAA